CGCATGGACTCTAAAAAAACGCCTTGGCTACGCTTGCCCTTCTTACTGTTACAAGGCTTGCATGCTGTGACCATGTTGTTAATATCTATCGCCATCTCTGGAGCTTTGCTAACTGGAATGATGTGATCTATCGTCATGTCCTTATCTTCTGCTCCACAGTAGTAACACACATACCCATCTCTAGCTAGAGCCTTGAGTCTTACCTCTTTATACTTACGGCTTAGACGTGGGTCACCCTTCTTACTTGCCATCTACTGCCATCCTTTAGTCTTTAGATGAGTAAGAGCTGCACAATACATAGGCTCATCATACTCTGTTACTCCATACCTATAGCTTACATATTGCCAATACTTCCAGAACTGTACCTCTGGATGAGCAGTACGCATAGAGGCTATCTTTAGCTGATACAGACCATAGGCTTGCTTCTTACCGCCTATGTTGCCTATAGCCCTATCATTCCATCTTGATTCTCTATAGATGATCTCATTATGACAATGATATTGCTCATCCGTTAATTGCTTATTAGCTACGTACTTTATTAAATCTTTAGAGTTACTGAATGGCACTACTTGCCCTCCATCTGCTACCTGCATAGGTACAGATAGAGCTATCCCAATAACGAAGGCTACCGAGCGAGCTACACCGCGTGAGCGGCTCGCTCTGAGCCCCTGATGGGCTCTAGCCGATAGAGTACCAGCCCTGTCAAGCATGTGTATAACATGGGCGTGTCGTGAGCGTGTTGTCATGTTTTGCCCCTAGTTATCCACAGACTGTGTGTAACCTGTCTCCAATAAGCCAAACTCAACAGCGCAGTCACGGCAATGATGTACCAGACCTGTCATGGCATAGTTGATCGTATAACCTACGACAGCTGTATTCGTGCAGAAGGTACATTCCTGCATAGTGACCCCTAACGGTTGTCGGTTGAGTAAAATCCGTTACCCTTGAATATGGCAGCAGGTACGGAGTAAATCTTTTTCATCTGTTCCCCACAGAAGGCACAATCCATCTCTGCCGGTTCTGTGATTGGGATTTTATGGTCATAGATAGCCATAGATTCGCATTGGTCATTCTGGCATTGGAACTCATAGATTGGCATAGTATAATTATCCTACTACCCCCGCGACTAGTGCGCGGGGTTTTTTAATAGCTTCTCGCAGATGTGACATGGTGAGCCTTTCATGATCGTATTACCGCATCGGCAATATATAGGCTCTAAGTTTATCGTATCGGCTTGGAAATCAGCGTAACCTGCCTTGATAAGTAGTTGCACCAAGTCGCTGAACGGGAGGAAGGCTAGATACTCCGCCGCATCCTCACCTTGTCCGTTCATACGGCACACTACGAGTGATAGCTCACCCGTCTTCTCCGTGCGCTTACGACTTTGGCGCAACCACTCTAACGGCTGAAAGGCTGTCCGCGCCTTTACCTCTATGTCCACCGGGATATTCACGATGTCTTTACCGTTACCGCGACCAACAGCTGCACCTGTCCACCATTGGGACAGATACTGAGCTACGACCCGTTCTGTACGTAGCCCTCGGTGTTTCCTCGCTTGAGATGGCATAGTCTGGTCTACGCCTTCCCAGTGCTAGTTATAGCATGACACTTAGGACAACTCCAAGTGTAGCCAATGATTGGGTTGCCCCCTGTAATGCGTATGCGGTCAATAGGGAATGGCTCATTACATAGGTAACAGACAGTACTAACCTCGGATGACTCCATAGGTATTGAACTACTCATCATTACCTTTTTAAGCTCTGAAATAACAGCCATTTCCTCATCGGTGGGGAACTTCTCCCATTCGCCATCTTGGTTCATAAACTCTAATGATCCCATGACTCACCACTTATTCTTCTGAGGCTGCCATGAGCCATCTGCTGCGATTTCGTACCAAATGACATCCTTGCAGACCCAGCAGGAGAAGTTACCCCAAGGCTTCTTGGTCTTACCCGATACGCCTGTCTTCCATGTCATAGGCTTATTGTCATGACACTTTGAACATCGAGGCACATCCTTTTCGGTCTGCCCTCCGATGATGTCCTTTACGATTGCTACTGCCTCGTCTACTGTCGCAGCAGGGGCAGCTTCTCGGATAGTCCATGGATCATCCTCTTTGGCTACTGGGACGTATTCCTTAGCGGTGTTAGCCATCTTAGCCTTGGCTTCTGCAATTACGCTATCAGTATCAGCCTTAGCCTTAACCTTGCTCATCTCTTCTCTTGAAGCTCGCTTGCCCTTTGTAGCATATCCTGCGTTAGCGAGCGCACGACCGATAGCAGACGTCTCACAATTCTCCAATGCAGACGTCGCATTGACTCCCCTGCCTTGGACAGTTTCCTCAGCGAGCCCCGTCGACCATACATTACTTTCCTGAGTGCGAAAGATGCTAGCCTCAACGATAAAGCGAGACGCCGAAGACTCCAGTAATCGCGTAGTGATTCGACCGTCTGGGTTATCTTTCCAGAACTTGACCAGACGCTCTTCGACAGTTTCATAGTCTTCAAGATTAAAGTACCCCACGGTCGTTAATCTCCTTTAGTTTCCAGCCAATAGATTTCAGCTCTCTAAGGATCTGTTCTAGAACGTAGGCTTGATATTCATTGTAATCATCGCGCTGTAATGCACCCTCTTTGAGCGCTTCTAATTCATCCCACTTAAACATATAAATCATTCTCCTCTAGTCTTAGTTGTCCTGATATAGCAAAGTATGCTGCTCCGTCGATGTAATTATCGACTTTTCCTGTTTCCATTGACCTTGCGACTTTGACCAGCGCCAGACACATCGCCACTTGGTCAGGACGTAGCGGCACTTCGAGGTATGCAGACCATAGGGATGCGGTTCGGGACATGTTGTCCGTCGGGTGTCCGTAGTCCAGACCACGGTCTTGGATGATTGCTCTTGCTTCGTTGAGGTAGTCACCGGCGTTCATCGGTTTTCCTTGAAAGCTTCGATGCGTCCTTCTACCTTGCCATCGGAGACGCCGATCATGTAGCCCAATAGTGTGCAGCTAATGATGACGATAGCGTATGTTGCGAATGTCATTTTGCCCTTTCCGTAGAACGTATCTCGTCTACGTGGGCAACTTTACCTCAGGGCTGGACGATGCCTAGTATATTTTGGTAACGGTTTGATAACGATTTGGCTAGGGTCTTCGTCCTCGAAGTAACGGCTAGCGATTGCGGGCTCTGCCATAGACCTTACCGTCGACTATAAACGTGCCGTCTTTTTCTATGTAGATTAGATCTACTTGGACGTTTTTACCCTTGACGTACATGATGGCGAACGCCTGTTGCCAATTCGCCGTTCCCTTGGTGTATGAAGCCTGTTTGAAGTCCATTAGGTTGCCAACCTCAACCCCATGCAAAACACGCCCTAAACGCCCTCCAGAGGCTTCTGTGAAGCTACTACGACCTGCCCTGTGAGTATGTCCTGAGATGATGTTCTTGCCGTGTCTACGGGCTGCTTCAAGGGCTGAGAGACCCCCCTGAGGTTTGATAGGGGTATGGTCACCGTGGACGGCAATCCAGTTAGGCGCAAGGGTGAGAGGATTCTTATGGAATGTGATGCCTAGCTCGTCAAACTTCATAAACTTCTCAAAGCGCAGCTCTGGCAAAGACAGGAACGACGGTACCTTCTTCATAATGGTGTGATAGAGACGATCCGTATGGTTTGACCGGATGCAGTCGGTGACGCCTAGCTCCCAGAGAAGGTCGACGCATCGGTCTCGGTCATCGCTAAGGCTCTGCTCGTAGGCTAGAGGTGTTCCCTCGCTCCACTTGCTAATGGTCTGAAAGTCAATCTCATCGCCGATGGTGACTGTCTGGTCTGGCTTAAACTTCTTTAAGAATCGTGCTACGTTCTGGACTACATGGACATCCTCAAAGGGAACCTGTAAGTCTGACAGGATTACGATCTTCTTCATTAGTCCTCGTCATCGTCCTCGTATGGCAGCGGGTCGATTTTGTTTGGGAGCTTCGGGAGTATCCAGTCAGGGTACGCCTGAGGGTCAGTTATGATTGCAAGACATAAATCAACTGCGAAACCTGCACGGCGTAAAGCGCGGTACATCTCCTGCAGAGATATAGCCCAAGCGTCTAACTCGTTGTAGGTATCTAGGTCGATTGCCTTCTTGCGTGCCATAGCAAAATTATCTCTCTAGGAGTATGTTATAAATCTCATCGACACGCGTATTGAGTCGCTTAATCTCAGAGAGTAGATGAGTAATGACGAACCCAGATAGCCCTCCTACGATTGCTAGGCTGGCAAAATAAAGCCCGAAGAAGTCTGACTGGCTCACTTCTTGTCTACGGCGTCAACCGCAGCCTCTACTGCATCGGCAACGATGTCACCTACTGCCTTCTTAGCGCGGTAAGCCTTGATAGCTGCACGGATAGCAGGGATAGAAGCTAGCCCGATTCCTGCGATGATTAGTTCGGTCATAGTGTTCCTCCTAGTAGCGGGATATTAAAGAACGAGCCGTCTGTATCGCCCTTTGTAGTGAAGCTGATATGGCAGTGATGATCGTGCTTATTAACGCCATCGTAAGGACGCCAACGCCAAGCCTTTTTAGAGCTTGCAATCTTTCCATTGAAGATGACATAGGAGATGCGCTTATCTCCTGCCTTGGCGGCGAGTCGAATCTGATCAGCAATATCGGGCATAAGGTCGGGCTTGGCATGACCAGAGACATCTCTATCGACATCGATGGCGCGAACAATCCCAGTCTGTGAATCAGGGTTATGGTCGCTAGGACGCGCTGAATGGCGTGTATCGCCAACCCATCCATCTGAACGGCGGTCTCTATCCGAGAAGCTGTCATCGAATTGAAGTCTTAACTGTTGTCCGGCTTTGCATAGGATTGGCTTAGGCAAGGAGTAGCTCCGCTTCCTCGGCGGTAATACCTAGACGCTCAAGTAGTCCAGCCTTTGCCTCAGCCTTGAGAGCAGCAGCGGTTTCTTCTTCTGCCTTGGCTGCCTCGTACGCAATACGGTCATCCTCGCGCTGCTGGATTTCCTCAGCTGTTAGCTCTACTTCATGGACTTCGCCAGTTGAGCAGTCGATGATTACTTTGGTTGGATTAGGCATTTTTTACTCCATATAGGGTAGCGGTTGAGTACTGGGCGAGGTTGCCGTTTGATTGGGCGATAGTAATAGAAGTGATTGCAGCGGTGTTAGACCATAGCCAAGCCATAGGAACCATGTAAGCGGTCGTAGCGTTGTTCTCTTGCACTTGGTCTACAGAAGCGGACTTATTACTACTGCCCGCATAGTTAGGAATATAGACCTCGCCACTAGTAAAAGTGCTAGCGGTTGAAGATGTGCCGCCTGAATACTGCAGCTGAAAGAAACCATCGCTAGAGCCGTTGTAAGAAGCTGGCGTACCACTACCACTAGCCCAAATGCTTCGATATGAGTATCCGCTAGATGAGCCATTGAAAGTAACTTTTGCGGCGTCAATACCGCTTGTCTCTGCTCTCAATGAAACCTTGAGAACTAGATCCGTATAAGTTGCTGGGATACTTGTAAACGCAATGGATGCAGCTCCGCCAGAGCCTACCTCGTAGGAGTCAATCTTTGTAAATGTTGTAGCCATTATGCCGCCTTGATTCCGTAGAGGGTAAAGGTAGTACCCGCTGTATAGTTAGCGCTCTGTAAAGTCACTGACATAGTAGTAATTGCAGCGGTGTTACGCCACAGTCCTACACCTTGGTCGATACCATTGCTAGAAAGATTAGAGCGTTGAAGAGTTGTTTTATATGTAGTGGAATTAGCATAGTTCATTATGTGGACAATTCCATTTTGCAAAGGCTGAGAGACTGAACCGTCGAGCGCAATAAAGTTAGAGCCTGTCTGCCGGAAACTTGATGCGGTAGACCCGTCACCTCTTAAAACTGTGCGGGAGTAATTAGTTCCCGTATCTCCATTAAATTGAATCACAGTTGTAGAGTTGGTTGTATTGCCAGAGATAATAAGGATTAAATCTGTGTAGCCAGAGAATGAGCTAAAGTTGATAACTCCGCTAGATCCAGAGGCGGTATAAGTCGCTATCGGTTCATAAGTAGATGGCATGTCTATCCCTTTATCCCGTATAGAGCGATCTGTGAATTAGCGGCGATGTTTACGCCATCCTTTGACCAGATGCGAAGAGTGTTAATTGCTCCAGTATTAGACCAGAGGCTTGATGAAAGAAAGACGAAACCGCTACCGTTAGAGTCATTACCTTCTAGGGTTCTGACTGTCTTATATTTATTGGTGTTGGTGTAGTCCAAAATATCTGTGACAACTCCAGCAAATGAACCGCCTCCGCTGTTGAAGTAACCAAGGTAGCCGCCGTAGTTAACCTGCCCGCCTGAGTTAAGAGCGGAGCCAGAGCCAGAGCCAGAGCCATAGAGGGCGTGATAATAGTAATTAGATCCTGTGTCTAGTGTGCCACCTGTACCGACTCTAAGATTCATATCGGCAGTCGAAGCCATCTGGATATTCATTCTAATCTGCAAGTGTTTATAATCTTGAGATATAGAAGTGAAGTCCACATAAGGCGTGGCAGAGCCTACGGTAACCGTAGCGATAGACTCGTACGAGTTAGTAGAAGCGGGAGCGCCTTCGCCTAACTGAGCGGCTAGAAGATTAAGCAATCGCGCCCACCACGTACCAGTTGTTCGCAGAGACCTGCATGAGAGCGCAGGACTTGTACTGATTAAGGACTGGAGAAGCTGCAACCGCACCGGCTGAAAGGACTGTAACGCCTCCTGCACCTGAGATAGTTACCGCTCCCGCGCCCTTATTAAGTACGGTGATAACCGTGCCAACTGGGAAGGCTACGGATGCGTTTGTAGGAATTGTAAGAGTAGAGGCTGACGCGTTAGATCGTGTGATGAGTACCTGATATTGGTCAGTAAGGACTGGGGTGTAGCTTGTGCCTGTCTGGTCATTGAGGGTAAAGGCTACTAAGCCGTTAGCAGCTGAGGCGGTGAGGATGTCACCGGTTGAGAAGGGAAAGCCTGTTGCCATTTATATCTCCTAGTAGCCCATCATAGATACGCCTATTATACCGTAGGTAGAGCTACCTACGATGAAACCCTCCGCGATGGGTTCTAGCGTCGTAATTGTTGCGGTCATCTTGTTTGGTGTTATATCCCACGCTATGCCTTGGCATTGGAGGGTCTTTACAATAGTCGAGCCGTCTGGCTGGACGTTAGTAATCTTGAGGTTGTCGAAGTAATCGAGTCCGATCATGGTATCGGTAGGGACTGCAGGGTCTAGCAGGTCTACCACCATCTCGTCGATGCGGATGGTAGTTTCCTTACGAGTTGCAACGTACTCTTTGGCGATGTTAGCCACAATAGCGTCTGTCTCTGCGACTAGGTTGTCCTGAGTGATGCCGTGAGGGAAGTATTTATTAACCGAATCGGTGTCGCTGACTGTCTGAGCCGTACCGCCTACACGGGTGAAGGTGGCTTGGTTGATAATGAGCTTGTCATCGAATGAGTATTTGAGGTTCTTATATGGGATGCCGGTAGTCTGGTCAAACTCAATAGGATCAGCTGCAAGAGATGACATGACTTCGGTGCGGTTCTTAAATATAGCCGTGCCTGAGCCGTCCATATAGAAGGCGCCAGTCTCGCTAAACTCTGCGTTCTTCAAGGCTTCTAGCGATGTGCGAGCAGTACCCGGGTCGACTACGCAGGTGTTAAGCCCTGTAGCCACCGTACGCATCGAGCTAGGAAAGGAAACCTGATCTAATATCTTGCCAATACGAGTGCCAGTATCTTGACCAGCTGTTGCCCCTGTGACGGTCTGGATGTTAGCCATCTGGAATAGGCGAAAGCCATCGGTGCAGACTAGATCGACGTAGCCTGTCTCCTGCCCCTGAGGGTAAGTATATTTGTAATCGGTGACATATCCTGAGAATAGAAACTCCTCAGCCGTGCCGGTAGTGGCAGAGATGCGAACCTTACGCAGAGGGCTTAGGTAGCCAAAATAAGGCGATGAGGTGTTCTGAGGGTTAAAGTACGATAAAGGGTCTAGGACGCGTACAGTAGCCGTACCTGCCTCGTATTGGTCACGCTGGATAGAACGACCACGGCGAATAGCAATCTGATAGACGTCGGGCGTTAGGTCGATTGTAGGCAGGATAACGTCGGACTCACCAAGGCGGGATACTCCGAGGACGCCATACTTAGCATCGCCGATAACGAAACCTGTACCAAATGTCGCACCACTTGAGAAGTCGAACGAGACGGCTATCTGAGCTGGTAGTGCCATTAGCCGAACATCCCGGCGATGCGTCCAATATCGGACTTCTTACCTGCGAGAGAATTGTAATTAAGACCGTTCTGGACTGCTAGGACTAGATCCTGCTCAGATAGGACTGAGCCATTAACGGTGATGTAGACATCGCCCGCTGAGGTTGACCCTGCGCTACCTGTTACTGCGCCTGTTACTAGGCTTGCAACTGTAGGGCTAAGGCTAGGTAGATTCTCGCGCTGACTTGAGCCGCCCGGCTTGTTAAAAGTAGCAATCTCGCGGAGCTTCTGAAGAGTCTTATCTAAGTCGTTGACCCAATCCTTAAAAGGGTTGATCTCTGTAGGTAAGTCTTTTAGCGCAGTTGCCAATCCTTGAGTCTTTAACTGTGATGCTGCTAGCTTCTCAGATAGCGCCTTGGCTGCGTCATCGTTGCCCATAAGTAAGGCAAGTTGGAGGTGGAGGCGTAGCTTTTCATCCTCGCTAATCTTTCCCTGTAAGGCTGCAATAGCTTGAATCTTATCCATGTCAAAAATGCCTTGTGCCTTTTTGAGCGCGGCTTGCTTCTTTTGCTCGGCGGTTTGAGCCTTTAGCGCTGTTGTCTGCTTTTTAGTAAGCGCTGCTAATTCCTTAGCTCGCTTTGCTGCTGCCACTTCTGCCGCTGTCTGCTGCTTAGTCTTTGCCTCTGTGTTGGTAGCGCCGCCACCCTTGCGAGCTGCCATGCCCGCCTCGTATTCACGGACATAGTTAGCAATTTTGCCTTTATCGCCTGTTATGCCACCGAATGAAGTGATGAAGTCCAAGCCTTTATACAACTTAACTAGAGCGCCGATAGCAGTAGCCGCTGCCTTTGTAATGGCGTTAATACCGCCGGCTATATCGTCGATAGTCTTCATGGCGTCTTCTGTAGTAGATCCGCCACCGAGGATAGCCAAGGCGTCTACGAGCCCCTCGCCAATCTTTTCCTGAGCGTTAGCCGCTGCAACTGCCAGAGATTCCATCTTGAACGATGTAGTCTCTAGGTAGGCGTCTGCCGCTCCCGCTGAGTTAGTGAGCAATACTCCGAGGACTTCTGCGAAACTCTTAGTCTTTAATTCTGTCTGTGTTAGACCTGTGTTATATTTTTTGAGTCCCTTAGTAATGCCCACATAACCGTTCGCCAAGTCCTGCGCTACTGTAGCCAAGTCGACGCCAGAAGCGCGGCTAATTGTGATGGCATTGTTGAGGAGCTCTTGAGACTTGGTAAATGATCCTGTAGTAGTGATAAGGGCTTGCATCGCTGGGCGCAGCTTATCGTCGAGAATAGCCGAGCTAGTCTCTGTCTTAGCGATGAAGTCTTCTACGTCCTGAGTGAAGAGCGATAGACCAATATTAGATACCGCTGTTGCTAGACGTTGGGCTGCTGCCTCGTCCTCTGCGAACGCCTTGACCGCTGCCTTGCCGTAGGCAGTAATAGCCGCACCTGATAGGGCAATGCCCAAAGTGCGCGATAAGCCCTTTACACTTTTCTCGAACTTGCTTACTGCCTTGTCAGCCTTTTTAAGTCCTGAGGCGTCGAGGATGGTCGCAATGCGTACCGCTAGATCTGTGTTAGCCATTATGCCGCCTTATTCGCTGCTATTACTACGTTATCTACCGACTTCTCGATAGCCTTTAATACTCTAGCGTTAACTTTGCCTTGATCCTCGCCCCATGCTCTAAAGATAAGGCGTCCGTTCATTTTACGGCTTACGCGTCCACCTTGTCCCTGCTGGCGTTTGGCTTCATACATCTTGCCCATAGCGCCAATGAACTGCGCTCCCGCTTTAGGGTTAGCAGATTGACTATAAGCCTTATCGCTGCTGCGTACTTTGTAATCGGCTTTGGCGAATGGAGTGCCGGCGTTAGCATAATGCTGAACAGATGGAGCCGCTGGGCGTCCATTCATGCCTGACTTACGTCCAGCAGTTTCGTAGATTGCTCCTGCTGCGCTCTTATTATAAATAGCTGCAAGGGCTCTAAAGCCTCGGTTATTAGGCTTAGACGGAGCCGCCGAGAACGTGATACCGCGCTTGATTTCTCCTGCGTCATAGCGTCGAGCGCCTTGACCCCATACGCCTTTATCGCTTGCCCATCCTGAGAGCGGAGCTTCACTAGGTACGAAACCTCTAGCGTTATTTACAATAGAACGAAGTAGCCCAGATATTTCCTTTTGGCTTTCCTTGGCAATATCTGGCGCTAGCTTCTTTAATGCTCTACGAAGCTCTAGAGCGCCTGTGACCTCTGCTGGCATTCTCTCGCTCCTTCGCTAGATCGTTTAATACTTGGATATGAGCCTTAAACGCCATAGGGCTAAGGTTCACTATTGACTCGAACGGAACTCCGTACTCATAGGACAAACGAGTTGCCGTATAAGTGACGGAATTCCGATCAAGCCAGAGGGTCGGACTCTAAGACGTCGACCGATTTAATTGTCTCAAGGAACTTTTCGCCGAATGGCGGTACGGTTTCCCCTGAGCGACGGATTGCTTCCCAGCAGAGCCAATAGACATCAGATTGCTTCTGATCCTCTATGAGCGCCTTATGAAAGCCTTTCTTGGCAAACTGCTCAAACGAATACTCGATGAGCGGAGTAATCTCGAACTCCTGCACGGAGTTGTCTGCCCTTGTCACTTTTAGCTTTGCCATTTGTTGCCCCTTTTGTTTTTAGATTATGCTGTTGTACGAACGATAGCACCTGACACGTTAAAGGTCGTGCTCTGTGTGCTGAGGTCACCAACTGCACCGTTGATAGGTGTGAGGTTGTTGATAAGAACGGTCATTGTGTAAAGAGGGTTGGCAGCTGATACTGCGTCTGCTGAGTTCTTTACTGTGACTACTACGTTATCGCCCCAGTTATCGCCAAGAGTCTTAAGGACTCCGTTTGTGCCATTGTCGTTTAGGAAGTCGATTGTGATAGAACCAGACTCCAAGCCCTTAACATAACGGTGACCTGTGTCACCCATAGCAGTTACTTCGAGCTCGTCGAATGACTGGTTAAGAGTTACTGAAGTTACATAGTCAGAGAGATCCACACCATCTAAGGTAAGAACCACCCCATTGTTCATAAAAATCGCCATGGTGTTTTACTCCTCGTCTTTTGTTTTTTTGTCCGCTGGCTTAGCGGCTGGTTTCGGTTGTTCTTTAATCTGACCAATCTTGATCAGAAACTTATTGTGTTGTTCCATGAAATCACTCATGTTAGCTCCATGTCGTTAGGGTTGAGATGCTTATGTCGCAGGTCAAAAGGTCTCCAGATGGAACAGAGATAACGCTTGGAACGCTGACAGAGCCAAGGCGAAACTTAATAGAAGAGGCTGCGAGTTTGTTCCAGACCGCTACCGCCATCTGCTCGATACCGTTGAGGTTGCCTTCGTTGTCGAGAAGGGGAACCAGAATGGAAATCTTGAACGATGCCATTGGAGCGATGCTGGCCTCTTGATTATTGCTTGGCTCGATGTAAGGGTCAGCAGGTGTGACGATTACAGAGTTAGGGATAGGGCTAGCAGGTGGAAACGAAAAGACCTGATAAAGAGTATTGTCTACGAGAGCAGCAGCAATAGTAGAACGAAGAGTAGTGATAGCCGTCATTAGCCGACCATACTTCTAGGATCTAGGTAAGGCGCAATAAGACCGCGTACGCGAGAGATAAGCTGTGATGACATGGCATAGAAAGATCCCATAGAACCGTCTGGAGCCATACCGTTACCTGAGTTAGCCTGTCGGCTTTGCCAGATAGACTCGGCAATCATAAGAGCCGCAAGCTGGATAGATGGTATATCTGCAGGGTCGAGGTAAGTATCTGCCGCGACTGAGCCGTAAGGCTGGTTTGGGTGATAAGGCTTTACTGCTCCGCTAGAGACGTTGTAAGTAATTGAATACTCGCCTACTTCAGTAATTGTCTTATTGCCGTTAAGACGTGAGCCATTACCTGTGACGGTTACTGATTGCCCGACATAATAGATATTACGGACATCTTCGTCAAAGTAAAGAGTGCCAGTAGTAGCAGTTGATGAATGCCCAATATTAAAATGAGTGTTTTGCCATATGAAAGGGAGTAGCACATTATCCGCAGCATCGCATACCTCCTGGAGGGTTGCGTCTGCATATAAAGAGCCAACGCCAAGGGCTGCCTTTAGCTCGGCAACTGTGCATAGTGACATCTTTATATCCTTTCATAAGAGCTGGGAGCAGGAAGGGCACCTGCCCCCAGCCGTTCTAATGGTTCGCTAGATTAAGCGAGGTTGAAGCGACGGATACCTGCACCCGCAGCCTTAGCATGAATTGCGAGATAGCCGTACATGTTAATCTCAATCTCGCCAGAAGTGAGCACGTTAAGACGGAGATTCGTGACAGGGCTCTCCCAAACGTAGACGCTGTTAGGCGCTACGAGGAATGCAGACTCGTCGATGATTCCTGAAGTAGCAATGTTATGATCTACTACGAGGTCTGCACCGAGGACGCGACCAACTGTTGAGTTGATTGAAGCGTTACCCTGTGCGTTCATTGGTGACTCTGCGTTGAATAGCGCGCGACCAGTTGTGTCCGCATATCCGAGAATTGCAGACCACTGATCTGTCGAGGCTACGAGCTTATTAGCGTAATCGCCACCTGTTGCCTTGTAAGCTGCTGGAGCCTGTGTAGCGATGAATGACTGGAGACCAGCCGCTGTCGCTGCTACGCCTGTAGCTGCTGTACCTGCAGAAGTGAAGTAAGCGAGGAGAGCGTTATCTGTAGCCTTCTCATAGCCCTTACGCATTTCATCGAGAAGCAATGTCTCGAACGCCGGATTTGAAAAGTCCAGCAATTCAAAACTAACACGGTTAATCGTGCTGTACTTGCTCGCTGTTACTGTGTCGTATGTTGATGTCATACCTGTCTCAGATGGAGCCGCACCTTCTGCAGTTACTGCAGTTGTTGGCGCTGTTCCCATCTTAGGGATAGTGAATGAGAGCTGAGGTACTACACCGGCGCGTGTTACTGCGTCGAATGCTGGGCGTCCCGAGAATGTTGTAGTGTCGAACATGTTGAGGTGCGCTGGGAGTGTCAGACCTGTATTGGTAGAAGTCGAATCATCGGCGGCTAAAACCATGCGACGAGCTTCTTCATCTCCACGCGCTGCCTTAAGCTGCGCTCCGAGGTACTGAGCTGATGTGATTGGAGCTGTGCGCTCCTTGACGTAGTGTGATGCCGCAACTGTTGGGCGAGCCGCTTCTACTGCCGCTGCTTCAACTGCTGGAGCTTCAACCGGAGTTGTGGTTTCTTCCACTTTTTCGGGCTCGCTTTCTGTTGTTGGTTCTGCAGCTGGAAGAACTTCTTCTGCTGCGATCTCTAGCACCTGCGCCGACTTGAATGCCGGTTCTGTTACGAGAGAAACTTCTTTTAATTTAGCCGCTGAAACGATTACGTTACCATTACGGCTTGGCTTAGATGCGATGATCTCTGCACCAATTGAGAGACCGCTTACGAGTCCCTCTTGCGCCATGACGAGAGCATCGTTTCCGCCAGTAGATCGTGACAACTTGAAAGTTGCATAAATACCATCGGCGCGAGTCTCTGCTGAAACCATGCGGCCGACCGGCTTCTTCATGTCATGCTGGGAAAGGAGCTTAATCTTTGAAGGATCAGCAATCTCAATAGAGCCGGCTTCAAACACAACGCCACCAAGGTTAGTATTACCGACTTCACCTGTTCCCATTGGGACAATCTTGCCCGAGATTTCGCGACGCTCTTCTGAGCACTCGATAGATGATGCTTCGATGTATAGTGTTTCCATATTAACTGATTCCTTCGCTTCCGTTAGGAGTTAAATCTGTCATCTCCATAGCCTGTTCAACTGTAATAAGTTGAAGGGATAGGAGTTTTTCAATTACCTGTAGCTCTACCATAGGATCACTCTTAAGGAAGGTGTCATAAACGGCAAAGCGTACGGAATGCCCTGCGGTTGATATGTCATCCATGGAGAGGCGATTTTGTACCGCTTGGATGTAAGGCTCAAGAGATAAAGCGAAAAATTGCTTACGCTCGTCCTGAATATTTGAGTACGTCATCGACGTATTGGCTTCTGAGCTGAGAAGGTAAGCCGGCACATTACATAGACGCGCGATTTGGGTGCTAAGTGTTTGTATCGCGGAATCGTACATCATATCTTTAGGGGAGAATGAAACCGGGTTGTAATCAAGAGTGCTGGTGAGGTAAGCCGTCGAATTGTTTTGGCGAGCTCGTTTCCATGCGTTGAGAAGTCCAGAGACCTCAGCGGCAGGAAGATCAGCTCCCGAATTTTTCAGGAAGCCCGACGGCTGGGGATTCGCGGAGTTAATTGCTGCTGCGCGTTCTACGTCAATCGCTGACTGAATAGTGCGTGAGCCACGTTCTAGAATGCCCTCGTCGAATCCTTGAATAGTAACGATGTCTGCCATGTTAATCGGTGTGGCGTCGACGTAATACTGCTGGATCATAATGCCTTCGACGTCTGTAGTGAACGTTACGCGGTTATTAGCAATCCACTCGAAAGAAGCTGGTCTGCCGTCCTCGGCGTAGCGCTCCTCGACGAGAAGATATGCGACACCAAACATCATGAGCGAGTCAATAATCCATGTCATAGTGACGAAAGATGGTTGATGCTTTGAGAGCTGAGAGATCCAGCGAGGGGGAGCAATAACTTCGCCTGTTCGCTTATTGTAATACTCAAGCGGGATAGAAGCTACAGTACCGCAGATTAGGTTACGCGCACGGGCTACAGATGGGACACTCATCGCCTCTTTGCGAGTAATGCGTGGCATGATCGCAGAGTTAAGGGAGAATATATTCTCGCCCATGACCTGAGGAGCGTATTGCGCTTCAACGATTGCCGGCTTACGCGAGAAGATACCCATAGGGCTTAATTATACACTATTCTGTATAGATTCCTGCGCTTTGTTGAGGTTTCGTGAGTTTCCAAATTATCATGGCGATTGAAATCGGGGCTGAGATGTCTCCGGCGCTACGGCGCTTCACGATACGCCACGCTGAATCTGAGACTTTTGCTGCTACGTTGTCAAACTGTTCAAGGAAGTCTCTCTGCCCATTGTGAACCATCCGCTTAGATACGATGGCGTCTAATAGATCGCCGCAAGCCTGATAGAAGTTCTGTGATGAGCAGTCCTCGACTACTTGCCCGGCGTTAGCCAAGCGGTCAGCGATTGACTGTGTGGCGTACTTGTCGAACATGATTTGACGGGGACGCCAGATGTCGGCGTAGCCCTTAATACCTGCCGCAATTTCTAAGTCGTTAACTGCTATGTCGTTACTCCACTTGTGGAGGATGCCTACGCCTATGCGACCGTCTGGCAATATCTGACCAGCGCAGAGAGTAGCCATTCTCTTACTAGGGCTCACGTCAAAGCCGAAGACGGTATAAGCGCCGGGAGTCATGACTAGATCATTATCGCCACACTCTTCAAGAGAGCCCGGTGGGAATGGTGACTGTAGAGACGAGACCCAGAGGCAGAGGAGCTCGGTCATAATCGCGTCATGCGTGGAGGTAGATAACGATTCCTCGATTGCCTCGCGACTTACAGTAATTCCGAGGGCAGGGTTTGCCTGTGCTACGCCCTCCCAGAACGCCTTAGAATTGGTGTCAATCTTGAGCATATTAGGGGCTGAGTATTCGTAATACCCAAATGTCTTAGGCGGGTTTTCTTTCGAGCGATCTACTAGGTTATTAAGAGGAAGGCTGAAAGCGTCACCGGCGTTGCTAGTCCAGAAGGTCTGCCCGTCGGTGGCTCTAGTTGTTGGAGTGATAGCGGTGAACGCCTCGTCTGACCATTCGCGTAATTCGTCCCCCCAAGTAAAATGGCTGGTACGTCCGCGCGAACCGTCGCGAGTTGCAGCTACGACGTCTAACCGACCGCCTCCGAACTCTGGCAGTAGCTCGATAGATTCCGTGCCGTTAGCGTATCTAATCGCCTTCACTTGGCAGTTGAGGAAGTCATGGCTCTCGATCATATAAGCCATCTCTCGGAAAGAGACAAGCGCCATAGCTCGGTTAGAGGAAGCTATGAGGACTCTAGGAGACTTAAATAGGAAGAGGTGGGCTAGGCACATAACGCGCCCTAGATGGCTCTTACCAGACTGGCGAGCTACCAGCAATAGCCCGGTGCGGCGAATGAACTTCTCATCGCTGCCTACTGTGAACATGTCCTTAACTATCAGCTCTTGCCATGGCATTAGAGGTTGTCCAAGCTTCTTAGCGAACTCAATCACCTCATCGCCTCGGCTTTTGCCTTTGAGGAATGGCGTATGCACTCTTGGCTTAGTTGACCCCCGCGGGGTTTTAGGTTTAGCCATGTGATCTATATGCCTTCTGGGGTGATATGGGATGAAAACGGACTGTCTCCGACTGATTCCGACCGTGTTGGGG